TCGACGGAGCTTGGCTTACTGAGCTTGAGTCCCGGAGAACGCCTGAAGGCGCCCTCCTATGGCAAGAGCCGGGAATCCCAAAGCGCTCGACGTTAAGTGCCGTTTACCCAGAGATGCCTCCTCTCGAAGCGAGAGTTGAGGCTGTCCTTGAACCTTTGAAGGTTCGGACGATCTCAAAGGGTCCGGCCGTCGAGTACGATGGTGCTAAGCCGATCCAGAAGTTACTACACTCTACCATGAGGAAGATGAGCCCCTTCCGACTGATTGGTCGTCCGTTCCGGACGACAGATCTTGTTGATATACGAAGAGCCCAGGAGCAGATAGGCTCCACAGAAAATCATTTCTGGCTCTCCATTGATTATTCCAGCGCGACCGACGGTTTGTCGGCGTCTCTGTCGGCAGCCCTCTTAGAGGGGCTGCTAACGGAGCTCTCGCTAGATAACCCTGGATATTTTCGTATGCTTCAGGCTGTGCTTGCGCCCCATAGGATTTCATATCCTAAGGTCGCAAACACACAGCTAGAAGACGTCGATCAACAGAACGGTCAGTTGATGGGTTCTCCTCTCTCGTTCCCGATTCTATGTTTGGCCAACCTGGCCCTCTATCTTATGGTAAGAAGGAGGACTCGGCCCGACGCCCGACTTCGTGATCTGCTAGAAGCAGTTCTCATTAATGGTGACGATATGCTATATATCGGCACCGAGGAGGAGTGGAAACTCCACCACGAGTTAGGTGAAAGGTTCGGACTCGCGATGAGTCCAGGAAAAGCCTACAAACACCAGGTCTATGCAAATGTTAATAGCATTTGTGTCCATTATGACCTTAGGTGGGAGTCAACGCCCTTGGTTATCCCTTTCCTTAACGCCGGGTTGCTTTTAGGCAACCACAAGGTTTTGGGGAAAGTTGAAAGCCATGGGACCTCACCTGCCTTGAAGTCCAAGTTCTCTTCGAGCATTGCTCTATCGAACGAAGAAATAAAGGTGGGGGCGCCTGTGTCGAGCTGCTTTGACGAGGTTGTCCGTGGGGCATTACCCGGCCGTGAGGCCGATGTAGCGAAGATGTATCTTTCGATTCATTCTTCAGCCCTTCGTCGTGAATCCAAGGGAAGGAATTTATTCCTACCGACTTCGGTCGGGGGTCTGGGTCAGACCCGCCCATTGGGTATCCGTAAGGAAATCACGCCACAACAGACAGCCTTAGTGCTAGAGATCCTACTAGCCAATCCACATAAACAGATTGCTTGCAGACCCTATAACAGGGGCTTTGAGGTGAACGAGGTCCAGGACTTAGTCCTGGAACCACTTGGTTTGAGTGTGTTGCCTGAAGAGGAGTCAGGAGACAATTGGTTAAAACGGAAGGAAAATGCGACCTCCTATTTAAGGAGAGCGATGACCTTCGGTGTTGCAACCGTCGTCTTCCGTGACGCCGTCTATTAGGCGCATTTCTCAGGGCTATAAGTGGGTGTTACAGGGCCACGAAAGTGGTGACCTAGAACGTTTCCGCACTGCCGGTTAGCCCCCGGGTTGTATTTGTTGCTCTGGTCGGGTGACAAATTCCAGTGAAGGTGTAAAGACTTACGTAGTAAGACCTCACGGGGTGGGAAGGTGACTTAGGCACAACCCAAGAGACAAAAGATATCTCTTAAGGAATAGCCTGAGCCAGTACCTCCCGTGTGTCGGAATTCTCGAACGACTGCACGGGTCTACGAGAGGGGTAAATGAGGATTCACACCCTAACGCTTGATGTGCGTGCCGAGGGCAAGCGCTTCAAAAGCAGTTAAGCTGAGCTGCTTGCATCGAGCCGTTACCTTTCTCTACCAGTAACATGAACAGTCTACCTCTTTATACAGAGGTGGGTCCACGATAATTGTATAGAAATGACCAACAAGAGAAGTAAGAACAAGTCCAGCGCGAATAAACGCGCCAGGACCTCCTACAAACAATTTATGAGCCCCCTCTACGGACCAGGGGCTCGCATGCAAGCCGCACCTATCGGTGTCTCATCAGACATCCGCCAGGAAACCTCCTTCTACGGAACGAAGGGGGGGCTTGGTATGCGGACTATGGCGGCGATCTTTGAGATCAACTCCGACACGCCCACTGCTACTGGTGCAGCACTTGTTGATGCCTCGAACGTTTATAATAGCGCTCAGCTCAACTTGACTAGCCCAGCCGGTCTCCTGACAGGAGGAACGAAGACAAATGTTAACTTCACCTCTCCCGTCTTTGACCTGATTGCTTCCGCTTTCGTAAGATACCGGATTAAGGGACTGAAATTTCATTATCGTCCCCAATCGTCTGCGACAAATGACGCAAGACTTGTCTTCGCTTTTGCGAATGACCCGGTTCATCCACTACTTTGGAGCAATCCCGTCCCGAATTCTTCAGATCTTTTGGCTCTGTCGGATTCAGTCCCATTTATGCCATGGGAGCCGTGGACACTTGACGTGTCTGATAGGATTTGTAAAGATCCTCTTTACACCTACACGGATCCCAGCACCACCCTTGCTGAATTCAGCGAGCGATTCTCCGACTTTGGAGTAATCTCTTGCCGTACCAGTAATTTCTCTGGCACAACTAAGTTGTGCGGAGTTCTTTACATGGAAGCGGACATCGAACTTATGGAGTTCTGTCCCATTTCGGTCGTTAGACCGACTTCACTTCTTCTTTTGGAGAAGAAGGCGAAGCAGCATCGGGAAGCACATGGTACTTCGGGCACCTCAAGGGGTAAGGTTCTACCTGAACCCGAGAAGAGTGTGACGGAAAAGCAGTGTGCGGCACAGGAAGTGCCAGCAGTCTCTGCGATTGCAGGAGGAACTGGATCCAATCCTTGTGATTGTGATCGTTAACTTGTTCCACCTTGTTACGAGCAGGCTAGAAGGGACGCCTTCTTGGGGACTTACGACCCCCCTCCAGCCGAGTGGTGGTGTGGCAACCACCAGGAACACATTAACCTGCGAGAATGCCAAAACTTAGTGGTACTTAAAATAGGCTAGTACTGCAAGCAGGTTCACACCGCGCTACCCGGACATTGTCCGTGTAGATCTCTCTATGATTCCTCCGAAGATCCCTTACGGGATGCACCGGCGGGTCCGACGACACTACCACCGAAATCGGGGCTTGGGTAATTAGACCTCCTCCAGCTGCTAACTGGTTGAGGCCCCAAGACGATTTGGTGGGTCGAGAAGTAGGAACCGAGTAACCTCTTTCGAGGGTACTCATACTCCTCATGTCATGCCTAAACATGTGGGGGCGTTTAAGCGAACGTTAGGTCTGAGAGATCCTGGTTATACCAGGGCCACGCGGTGGC